GCCAAAGGTAAGAGATTTAGAAGCTGATTATCTGCAAAGAAGTTCTAGTAAGAAAGCAGTAAGAGAAAGTACTCGCTATCATAAATGGTGGGGGCATGGTGATGAAAAATGGCATTATCTTTATACAGTTCTTGATGCTATGCTTGAAAAAGGTATAGGTAAGAATGTAGATGATGTCTTTTCTGAGTACTGTAAAAAGTTTGCTAGTGGTTGGGATAGTTTTGACTATAAGAAAATATTCTGGGATAATTTTAGACTTAAATACTATTATTATTTTAAACCTGAATATTACTTAGAAGGTAAGATTATCAGAAAAAGACCAACTACATCTAAGCATAGAAGAAGGACAATTACTGTTGGTGGTTATTGGAAAGAAGTAAAGATTTTCAAAAAGGATAAACCTTATTATACACATACTTATGACAAACAGAAATTTGTTGAGAATTATTTTAGGCTTAGAAATTGGCCTTTAGATAAGTCTTTTGAGGTATGGGAAATGTCTGATGTAATTGAAGATATTGTTTCTTATTATAGAACACATCCTCAATTATGGATTGATGAAGGTAATAGTAACTTTCACAGAATTGTATATCCTGAAGAGATTAGATATTATCTACAAGGAGCTTTTTGTAAAGAATCTCTTTTAGTAGGTAGTCATGTGGTTGTTCCTGGAACAGCTGAATGGAGAAAAGTTAAAGCTAAAGAGAAAGGAGAAAGCCAAAGAGCTGCTCTTTCTAGAAAGTTAGCTGAAAAAGAAAGTGCTAAAACTTTTGATTATACTTTGTGGTATAAGAAAAAGACTAGACAAAATAAACTTCATGAAAGTGAAGACATAATAACAAGAGATAGATTAGGCTTTGATGAGTATTCATTCAAAGGAGAATTTTATCATGGATGCAAGAGAAAGAAAAAAGCAGTTGAACTTCTTTCTGATGTTGGAGATAGACACAATGCTTACAAGCATCTAAGAAAATCTATCTGTGATAATATGTACCAAGATTTCTTGAATTTCTTTTTACTAAATGGTCAAGAATTTCCTTGTGAATTTTGGGCTGGTGGTAGAGTTAAGATTACAAGTTTCTTTATTGAGAGAAACACTGTATATTGTAAATGTTTAGAGAATCCTTTATTTGGTTTTTCTAAAGTATCTACACCAAATGTAAGAAGACTAGATAGAGTCTTTGGTGATAAGACATTAGAGAAGTACCTTGAACTGTCACAACTGCTTATAAGCAAAATATAAGATATGAAAGGTGCTGATTTATTAACTGCAAAAAGAATAGGAGAATTCCTTAAAAGTAAGTCCTGGACTATAGCAACAGCTGAATCTTGTACGGCAGGAGGTATATCTAATGCTTTAGCAAGAGTTGAAGGAGCTTCCCAATATCTCAAAGGTGGTGTTGTGTCCTATACTAATGAGATTAAAGAGAAAATCTTATGGGTAAATCCTAAAACAATTGAGAATTTTGATGTTGTTAGTCTTGAAGTAGCTCAAGAAATGGCTAGTTCAATTAGAAACCTTTACAATACAGATGTAGGAGTTGGAATTACAGGGTATGTAGGTCAAACTGGTGGTAATAGTAAGGTTCCTAATGGTACAGTTTGGATTAGTGTTAAATGTGAAGGTATTCAGAATACAGTTAGATGTAGTGTATGTAATTCCAGAAATGAAAACATAGATGAAATGATAGGAACTGCATTGAACTTAATTCTGGAAACACTTGAGTGTACTAACTAAATCCATATCATTTCGAGACTTTGAAAGGATATTACTTAAAAATGGTTATACCTTAGACAGAAAGAAAGGAGACCATTTCATTTATACTAAACCTTCTGCTAATCATATTAGTATTCCTAAAAACATATGTTTTATGATAGCAAGAAGATTGGTAAAAGAAAATAATTTAGATATAGACTGATATATGTTTTATAAAATTTTAAGAGGTAGACCTAGTAGTCACAGATGGGCAATTGCACTTGTATCATTACCAAAAGAGGCTGAATACGATGTTTGGCCACTTAAAGTAAGAGCTTCTGCAATTCACATCAACCATATTTTTGAAGTAACAGCAAAAGACAACAAGTTTGCTTTTGTGCCAGTAAATGAGTTTGAACATGCTAATACTTTCAGTTTAGATGCTACTCCAACTACCTTTGTTGTAGGTAAGGATTTTGTAGTTCAGAACTTTGAAAACAAACATTTGTTAACAGGTAATGGATATTACTTTCTGCAAACACCTGATAACTTACAGAAGTTTTATAACATGATTTCAGGCTCTAACGATGACCATTGTATAATCAAAGCCTTTTTAAATGATAAAGGCGTTAAAAATGCTATGTGTCAATGCAAATAGATGTTCCATACAGTATAGGTCAAGAGCTGTTTTATGTGAGACCTTGTAGTTATTTATCTTCTGAACCTGAAAACAAGGATAAGATAATAACCAAGTATAATGTTGAGAAAGTACCTATTACTCACTTACATATTCATCTTACAAACAAAGAGATGGAAGTAGAAGTGTATGTTGAGATAAATAGATTATCTATCAACAGAAAGCTTGCAGCAAATATCTTTGATACAGAGGAAGAAACAATTGAAAAAGCTAATGAACTTAATTCTAAAAGGACATCTTAGCATCTTTAAACAGAAGTTGGAAGACATACAAGAATATCGAGAAAACTTGATAGGCAGTATTGAAGGTTTGTTTACCAACAATGTTGTTGAAAGTATTGTCTTTCCAAAAGATGTTGAAGTTGTAATGATTGGTACAAAATCTGTGCCTGTCAGAATTGACAAGGTTCTTTATGATTGGGAAGAAAATGAAGCATATGTAGTTGATAACAAAGGAATTGCATATGGTTGGGATTGGATTTCCAATGATGAACTTGTAAAAATTGCTGAAGCAATAATTAAATTTTACAAAGATGAATCTGAAATACCGTTTCCTGTACAAGAATAATCCACAGGATAAGCAGAAAATGATTGTAGTTCAAGCACAAAGTAATGCTGAGGCATTTATTCAACTTAGAACTATTTGTGAGAAGAGAAAGTTAGACCCTAATGACTTTACTGGTTATTTAGGTGACAACTTGCAGTATGCTGTAAAGTAAGCTAATTATTATTCTTTCTGTAAAGAAATGTCAAGATTTAGCAAAATGAATGTAGGAGTTCTTGCTACTACTAAAGTACAAGCTCCTAACACTGTTAATAGACAAGGACATGCTGCTTATGCATTAGGAGATGAGTTAAAACTTTTATCAGCACTGAATGTTCTCAAGTTAGAACAACAGTACTATAGAGGTGTTAACCAACAAATGCTAGAAGTTATTGAACTTGTTGAAAAAGTGGCAAGGAAAGACCCTTATTTGGCTGCACAATGTATTGTGTATTCTAGATGGGAGGGAGAAGGTTTAAGAAGTGTAAATCATTTAGCAGCAGCCGCATTGGCTGATTACATTGCTGGAAGAGAATGGGCTAAGAGATTTTACAGTTCTTATGATAAAAAGAACAAGAGAGGTGGATGTATATGTAGACCTGATGATATGTCTGAGATTAAGATGATTTATTTCGCTATGAATGCTCCTCATAAACTCAGTATGGCAATGAAGAAAGGTTTCAAGAACTATATTGAAGCATTGTCACCATATCAGATGTTTAAATATAAAAAGCCTGTTATTGATATATCTAACTTAGTACATCCAAATCCTAATGTTACAGAAGACATTGAGGCTGAAGGTAGAAGAGTTAAGTCATTAACTGCTCTCATGACTGGTATGCATGTTGCTGCTAATACATGGGAGACTAGACAGTCTGCTGCTGGACAAGAAATAGCAGAACAAGTAAAAAGAGGTGAAATATCTGCACAAGAGGCTGAGTTGGCTCTTGACCAGGCTAAGAGTGAAAACTGGAATGACATGTTGATGAACAATCAACTTGGTATTCTTGCTGCTCTTAGAAACATAAGAAACATTCTCAAGACTGCTAACATCAATTCTATCAAGAAACTTTGTGGAATGTTAGAAGATGCTAAAAGAATCAGAGAAGGTAATATTATGCCACAACAGATAGATGTAGCCTATGACATTGTTATGGATGAATTTGCAAGTACTCAGACTGGTAAATTGATAGCTGCTTCCTTGATAAAAGGATATGAACTGTCTACTACTAATCTTGGTCCTGCATTGCCAGGTAGAAATTTGGTTATCTTAGATTGCTCAGGCTCTATGGGTTGGAGTAATGTATATGACCTTAGAAAGAAATCTGCTGGTAGAAATACAGTTCTGGATAAAGCATCACTTGTAGCTGCTACTATTTTAAAAGCAACTGGTGGTGATTTAATTGTATTTGGTAGTGGTGCAAGAGAAGGTACCTATAATCCTATGCAAAATGTATTTGAGATTGCAAGAAGTCTCAGAAATACCAGCATGGGTGGTACTAACTTAGCTTCTGCTTTTGATTTAGTAGCTAAGAATTGGAACAATATCAAGTATAACAGAATTTTCATTCTTTCTGACAATGAATGCAATCAGGGTAGTAATGTACAAGCTTATAAGAGATTACTGTCTAAATGTAGTGCAGATGAAATGCCTTACATTTACTCAGTAGATATGGCTGCATATGGTACTACTCCTATTAAACATGATGGTAGAGTTAACTACTATTATGGCTTTGGATATGCAATGTTTGATGATGTAGCTAAACTGGAGTTCAATCCACAAGCTCACATTGAAAAAGTTAAACAGATTGTCATTTAATGACTACTGAAGAAGCTATCCTAGCAAAAATTTTGAAGTTAAGAAGTGCATTAGTTCAAAGAGCTGTTATTACAAATCCTAATTTACTACAAATGGTGATACTAGATATAGGAGATTTGACTCTAGAAGTTAAGTTAGCTGAATCTAGGAAGAAGATACCTTTGTGGGATATTTCTCTAAAAAGAAATGGACAGTTTGTGTTTATTACACAAACAGAGGATAAACAGTACTTTGACTATTGTACTGTCTTAGCTCAAACTTGGAGACAACAAAATACTGAAATAGGAATCCAAGAATTTCTCAGACTTGTATGAGAGTATATAGATGTAGGGGTGCTGGTCATCCCAAGTTACTGTTAGCAATAATGATACTTGTATTTAGTATCTTTATGCTATTAGCATTATCTTCTTGAAACAAATATAGAAATGTTATATACAATAGCAAATCGCAACCTTTCCAGTACAACTGGTAGTTTACAAAATGCAATAGTTAGTGGAGAAGCTGTTAAGGATATTAACAGAGACCTCACTAATATGTCATTCATCAATTGTAACTTTGATGGTAAAGTTAAGGTAGGCCATGTTTTGGCAGGTAGATTCATTAAATGTAATTTTAATGGAGTTAACATTGAAGACATGTCTTGTACCTTTAGAGCAACTAAAGAAACAGGTGACTTTGATTTCAAAGAGCATGTTATTATTACCTCTAAAGATACACCTGTATACAAGATTGTAAAAGGTCAAGGTGGTCTTTATTATTTTGTATATGGTCATGTACCTGCAAGATATACTATCATCAATCCTATTGATGGTAATCAAGGTAAAATCAGAACTGACTGCTTTGTAGTTGATAAGATTTATAAGTTAAGCTGCACCAGTAGAAGTATTTCTATTGATGAAACTGTAACTACTGTTAAATCTCAATGTATGGGTGGCGGTGAAAGTATTGATTACAGAAAAGGTTATTCAATTAAACCTGTAAAACCATTGAACTGTAATTTTACTGTCACTTGTGCTTCTGGTATCCACTGTTTCTTTACTAAGGAAGAGGCAGCTGATTTGTTATATGAGCTTTGTAGTTCATATAAGCAAGACAAATTACTGGCAGTATTGCCTTAAAATATAGATAATGACTAGCCCAGTAGGCCAAATCTTTCCCAGTAACCTTTATGAGGTGAAGTGATTGAGAATAACTGAAGACCTAGTGTTATCTGTAGACCTTTAACTATATTAAAGGAAGTCCTAACTTATTTAGGGGGTCTTTTGGAAGTATTTCTCCCACTTAATGAAACTTCCTCGTTTGGTACTTTAGCTCAGGTGGTAGAGCAGTGGACTGAAAATCCATGCGCCCTGGTTCAACTCCAGGAAGTACCACAGCTATGGCAAAAATTACAGCAGTTAGTGATTTACATGGAGATTTGCCTAAGATTCAAGAATGTGATATTCTGTTGATTTGTGGAGATACAGTTCCTTTGAATGTCCAAAGGTCTGGTCAAAATACAAGGCAATGGTTGAAACAAGAATTCTTGCCTTGGGCAGATAAATTGAAATGTAAACATGTAGTGATTATTCCTGGAAATCATGATTGGGAAATGTTCTGGAGTCCTGATAAAGTAAAGAAAATCTTTGAAGGAACAAAGGTTGAATTTCTTTGTGATTCTAGAGTAGTGTTAATGGGTATTGAGTTCTATGGTACTCCTTGGGGGTCTGGATTACCAAACTGGGCTTTTTATATGCCACATGATAAAATACTTGCTCAATTTGATAATATTCCAGAGAATTTGGATATTCTTATTTCTCACTGTCCTCCTGCTAATTATGGAGATACTGATTGTGTTTTGCAACCAAGTTATAATTTTGCAAATCACTATGGTTGTCCTGAATTAGGAGAAGTAATAAGTAAGAAGAAACCAAAGTATGTCTTTTGTGGACATATACATAGTGGGGACCATACCCCATATGAGAAAGATGGAGTTACAGTAGTTAACTGTAGTCTTAAAGATGAAAACTATGATGTAACTTACAAACCTTTTACTTTTGAATATGGAAGTAACTAATGCAACATTAGTAATTACTGACCCTTGCTATTTAATGCCAGATTGTCCTGTTATCAGTGATTATAATTTTGATTTTCAAAAAGATATATCAGAATTTACTCTTGATGAACAAAAGGAATATGAAAGGTATAGTGCTGATTTAGAAACTTATCATAAAAGAATTCAAGAAAGAGATGATTGGGAATTATGCAAGTATGGAATGGAAATGGAAATACTTGGTTTTCAAAATTATCTTACTTGTCCAACTGAACTTAGATGGTGTTGGTTGGTAAAGGATAATAATGGAAAAGTCTTAGGTCAATTTTCTGCTGATTCTGATATAGTTGGTGTATTTTTGATAGATGAGATTATCAAGTATGATAAATCACTTCTTGAAAGATTTTCTAAAATTCCACAATGTGTCTGTATCATAAAGGATTTTACAGGTAATGTTATTATTAAAAGGCACAGAGATAAGAATAAATCAATAACTATAATTGGTAAAGGTAATATTAACTTTAAAAGTGAAGTAGTAGAATGATTACTAATGATAAATTGTATTGTTTTTGCAAAGGACCTTTAGGTAATTGGCATCATTCTGATATTCATTATTGTGGAAATTACTTCTTTTCTTCTGAACAACTCTTTATGTATTTGAAAGCTGTATTCTTTAAGGATAGTGAGGCAATGACTCATATCTTACAAGCTAAAGATAATAAAGAAGCTAAGAGAATTGGAAGAGGTGTTAAACACTTTGATGAAAATAGATGGGCTCAATACAAAGAAAGTCTAATGCTCACTGCTTTGTTCTACAAAGCTATTTATGACAAGGAATTCTTTGACATTCTTCTTTCTGAAGAGACAAAGGATAAATTGTTTGTTGAATGTAATCCTGATGATAATATTTGGGCAGTTGGTCTTAATGAAAATGATGAGAGAGTTTTGAATCCTGATGAATGGCATGGAACTAATCTTTTAGGAAATTGTCTTACTCATCTTGCTAATCATCTTAGAGAGGGTAACTGTGACTTATTATTTATTATTAAGGATTATAATGCTAAGAAACAACTAATTGTAGCTAAAGCAAATGATAATCAGTAAGATTATAAAACATGTGAAAGATGTTAGTAGTGGTCAAGATACTACTACTGACATCCGACTTACTAACTTCTCTGGTGTTAATAGAGAAGTTTTTGAGAATTTGAGAAGAATTTTAGGTGTTGACTTACAGGATGCTATCTATGGTACAAATAATGGTAGATATAGAAGTTTCTACTGTGAGAATTATGATGCACATCACCATATAGGATATGAGTTCCAATATAATGGTGTAGATTTAGGTATCATACAGACTAATAGATGGAACTGTCAGTGTATCCATTCTGGAACTAAAGATGCTCTAAAAAAGAACTTCTTAAAAGGTATTACACCTAATACAACATTGGTAATTCCATCTTGTGATAAAATTAGTATAAGAAGATTGAGACATGCAAAATATAGTAGAGAAAACTATATGTGCTGTTTTGATAGCAATCTAGAATCTTATACAATGAATGCTATTGCAAGTCATGAAAAGGAAATTATTGATTTAGCTAACAAGCTTGTTGCAACTGTTCCTGGTTTAGACAAGATTGATAAGATAAATTATGATGACTACAACTTTTCTATGAATGTTGTTGTAGGTGATGCAGTAGATAGAATTGGTAGAGGAACTCCTAAAACAAGATTTGCATATTATACAGCATTGGTAATTGCAGCATTTTGTTATATGAGTTGTAGTCCTGAAGAAAGAGAAGATGTAAGTCTTTTAGATTTTCCAATTCTTTTGTTGTATTCAGAAAATAACAGCAATGACTTGGATATACTCAAGTGTTTTCAAAAAATAATGCCTTTATCTCAAGTAATATATGTTGTTCAAGAACAGCCTTGAAGGATTCAAGTGGATATTCAAGAATTTTATAAATCTATACCCACTACTTATCTTGCCACCTGTCAAGGAAAGGAGAGAAATATATGGTCACATTTACCATATGAAAAATCATTGTTCTTTTCATAAGTCAATTTGCTTGAATAGTAAACAGTTAAATCCTAACAAACATGATAAGAGTTAGAAACGGTGTTTGGGAAACTAACAGTTCTTCTTGTCATTCAATAACTATTCATAAGGGGGATTATGTTCTTAATACTAAGGATTTTGATTCTTATATTACAAATGGTAAGCTTTCTATTGAATTAGGAGAGTTTGGGTGGGGTTATGATGAGAGTAATGATGGATATGTAAAAGCAAGTTATTTACTTACTATGTGTAAGATGCTTGATAGTACTTGTGATGAGCAAAACATCATAGATTTATTAGGTGCTATACTACATATTCATGATATAACTCTTACTAATGAAGACGACTGTTATATTGACCATGAAAGTATAATGAGTTTACATTGTCTATTGGAAGAAGTTCCTGGAGAATTTCTGTTAGACAAGGTAGAAAGATTCATATTTGACCCTAATATCACTTTAATTATTGATGGAGATGGGTAAAATTAAAATTATAAGAAAAGATGAAAAAGTAAATAATATTTTAGGTAGATACAAGAATGGTAATTACAATGTTACTATTTTTGAGGATGGTACAAAAATTAGGGAAACTATAGACCCTAATACAACAGAATTTATACCAGAATTTGCAGAAAATGTTGACATTCAATTAACTGATAAATGTAGTCAAGGATGTAGTTTCTGTTATGCAAACTGTACAAGGAATGGAGAGCATGGAAAGATTGATTATGAATTCCTAAAACATCTCCATCCTTTTACAGAAGTTGCACTTAATGGTAATGATTGTGACCATCCAGATTTGTCTGAACTTTTAGATTTACTTCACAAACAACAGATATTTGCTAACATTACTGTCAATCAGAATCAGTTTATGAGTAATATCAGTAAACTTAAAGATTGGACAAACAAGCACCTTATTAGAGGTATTGGCGTTAGCTTAATTAAACCAGATGAAGAGTTCTTTAGTGCTATTAAAGAATTTGATAATTTGGTAGTACATACTGTGCTAGGTGTTACTAGTTTCACAGATTATCGTGCACTATCTGAAAGAAATGCTAAAGTGTTAGTTCTTGGATTCAAGAATAAAGGAAGAGGTGTAAACTATAAGGTTATACACAATTTAAATGAGAATTCTCTTGAAATGTATGGAGATTTTCTCATGAGTCTTCCTTTTAAAGTGTTGTCTTTTGACAATCTTGCTCTTGAACAAGCTCATATAAAGGAATCTGTTTCAGAAGAAGTCTGGAACTTACATTATATGGGAGATGATGGACAGTTTACATTCTTTATCAATTTAGTTAATGGTACTTTTGCAAAGAATTCCTGTGTTAACACTTCATATCCAATTGAAAATAAATCAATTGATGATATGTTTAAATACATAAAGAATGTTAATACAATGGTTCAAGGATAAAGTACAAGTACTTAAAGATAAGTATAAGTATTTTAGATGGGAATATCTACCAGATTATCATCCTATTCTTGATTGTGCCTTACATGGTGAGTTAAGATGGGGATTGTGGTATTACTGGTGGTCTCAATATTTTGAAGACATCTATGCTAAACTTGCTAAAAAACAATGGGAAATAGTAAGTGGTGGCTATGATGGTCCATTTGAAGAATGGAAAGATAGGTTTGGTAAAGAAAGGATTTACTATAAGGATTTCTATGATTTAGCAATTAAAAGAAGTCAAGATAGTAAAGAAAATAGAGATGCTGTTGCAACTAAAAGAGCTCAGACTTGGTTAAGAATGGGTAGATACTTAAATACTCAGCAACTTTGGGAAATGAAAAAATACTTCTATAAGATATGTACTCTTAATGAAAAGAACAATTATGGCATTAGAGAAAGGTTTACTTTCTATATGGCAGATATGGGTCTTGATTATGATGAACATATGGCAGAAGTATTACATTTACTACCAGAACCAAATATGAAATTCTATAAATGGATAACTGGGCAAAATGTAGAAGAATGATGAAAAAGGTTATTTTTCTAGATTGTGATGGTGTAATCAATAATGCTCATACTTATCATGAACAATATGATGGAGACCATACTCCTCTTTATCTAATCAATGATACATTACTTGATAGAGTTAAAAAGATTCAGCAAGAAACAGGTGCAGATATTGTATTATCTAGTAGCTGGAGACTTGATGAAGATGGTATTGAAGCTCTTAAAAAGAAAGGTCTTGAAATCATTGATAAGACACCTTATGTTTGGGATAAAAGAGGATATGAAGTAGATAAATGGTTACAAAGACATTCTGACTATTATGACTATGTTATCTTGGATGATATTGTGTATTGGTTTTTACCTTGTCAACAATTTCATATCATACATACTGACCAAGAGACAGGCATAACTGATGAGGATGTTACAAGAGCTATTGATATTCTCAATAACTCTGGAGAAAGAAAATTACTTACCATATGGAGAGAAAGAGGTATTAAATGTCAGTTTGCTACTATCTATGTAGAAACAGCAGGCTGGTTACATGGTATTATCTGTGAGGACAAGAAAATCTTTTTTGCTCCAGGTTCTGCTTTTAATACTTATTATCTTGATGAAGTAGGTAAAGATACATTTATCCACAACACTCCTTATGATAAGCCTTTTGCTAAAACATTTATAGCAGATAGTTATTTCATATTTCATGAAGGAGAGCAAAAAATAGACAAAATAATTGTTTATGAGACAGATTAGACAAGGTGTATGGGAGACTAACAGCTCTTCCACACATACTTTATCTTTATTTCACACCCATCCTGTTGATATACCCAAGTGGTCTCACATAAAAATCAATAGTGATTATGTAAGTGAACATAGCCTGTATACTTACGATAACATCAATACTGGTTCTTTAAAGAAGTTAATTTTCCTTATTGAGGTTGTTAACAATATGAATGGTGGAGAACAAGAGTATCTTGATGCTTTGAAAGAAGTAGTATTTGATGAGTTTGGAACTCAAATTGAAATTGATTATGATGAAATGTTGGAAGATGACAATGATTCTGCAACTGACATTCTGTATCAATTCATTTATAGTACTACAAATAAGAGAGGCTTGAATCTTGCTAACTTTAAAGAGATGGCAAGAATTGTTCTTACTGATGAAACTATTGTTCTTGAAAGTTCTAATGTTGAGAACTGATGAAACAAATTAGGATAGGTGTCTGGGAAACTAATTCCAGTAGTTCTCATTCTCTTTCTGTTGGTAAAGCTCATGATATAATTCTTCAGACTATTCTAGATGAATATGAATCTTCTGAGAGTTCAAGTGAGTGGGCAGAAGAACAGGAAGAGTTTGAGAAAACCCATATATTGAAATTGGGGGATACTGTAGATTTCCCTGATGATGGAGAAAGTGAAAGAGATTATTTAGTTACTGTTGCAAGAAGTCTTGTAAGTAAACTCAATGTATTATGGGGATTGTTTATATCTGATATAAATACATATGATAAGCCACTTGCTGAGATGATGAAGGAACATAGGGTAAAGTTATTTATTACTCTTTGTGAGAAATATCTGAAAGATATGCCTGACCTTCAAATCAATATAAAGCCAACAGTAGGTAATCCTTTTTTCTGGAAAGATGCATGGACAACAAAGTACTATTATTCAAATATTTCTGATGGTGTTTTAGATAATAAAACAGATGAGGAATGTGAAGAATACTTTAGAAATGCTCTTGACCAGGAATCAATTGTCTTAATGGACTGCCCATATGGTGGTCTGAATCAATGGACACACATAATTATAAAGATAATTTAATATGATGACAACTAAATGGACTGATGCTCAAAAAGAGCATCTTCAGAAACTGATTGCAGAGAATCCTAACATGAGTGTTAGAGAAATTGCTCTCAAATTTATTGAAGAAGACCCAACTAGAACAGTTGAGGCAGTAAAGAGTAAATTTAGAGAGTTACAGAAACAAGAGAAAGAACAAGTTAAGGAAGAGCCTGTTGTAGAGCCTACAACTGTACAAGAGCCAGAACCAGAACCTGTTCCAACTCCTGAGACTCCTGCTATAGAACATCTCGCTGAAGCTGTTCCTGAGCAAGTAGCAGACCCCACTCCTGTTAGTGAGGAAGTTGCAAAGAAAGAAGAAGAGATTTACAAAGAGGTATTTGAAGAGAAACCTGCTCAAACAGAAGCTCCTAAAGAAGGCCTCTTAAAGAAAATTATTAACTGGTTGTTTAACTAATAAATTTTTAGTACTATGGCTAAAATAACTCATTCAGAACCAAGGTACATTAAAAGCCGAGATGGTAGATGCATTACCTGTCTTATTGATGCAGGTGTAGTAGTTCGTGACAAAATTGTAGCAACCTTTACTGCTAAAGGTGTAGCAGTTCAGAATGCAAATGATTGCTATGATGAGACTACTGGTAAGAGATTGGCAGAAAGCAGAGCAAAGAGATATATGTTCATGCAGGCCAAGAACTTCTTCAAGACTCAAGTTGCACAACTGAAGGATTATCTGCTCTTGCATGATGAACTCCAGAAGGCTGTTGAGAAATATAAGAAGTCTCAAAGACATGAGAAGAATCATATTCAGTACATCCTGGATAACATCTCTTGTTAATATAGGATTGGTGGAGCTGATAACTCCACCCTTCCACTATGATTAAAGAATTACTAAAAGAAAAAGGATTAGTTGTTATTCCAGAGGAAATTGATGAGGAAAAAGCAATAGAAGCAATCCTTAAATTGATTAGTCTTCATAGAGAACTACCTGATAATGAGAGTATTACATTGTTTATTTGCAGTGGCGGTGGAACTTGTGATGTTTCTCTTGCTATTATTGATACAATAGAACAAATCAAAAAAGAAGGTAGAGTTGTGAAGGCTTATTGTACAGGTAGAGTTGAAAGCATGGCTTGTTATATAGCTCTAAGCTGTACTAAAGGAGAAAGGTATACTACTCCTAAAACTACTTTTATGGTTCATGATATTCATTGGAATCCAGAAGGTAGTTCAATAGATATAAAAAATAAGTATAAAAGTTTAGAAATAACTAATACTCATATCAAAAACTTAATATCAAATTACTCTTCAGAAAAACTATTGGAACTTATTGAAACTAACACTGACAGATTTCTCTATGCAGAGGAAGCTTTGGAGTTAGGAATCATAGACAGTATTTTATAAATTACTTAGCATAAACATAAACAATTATGCCTATAAGTAATGATTACTTTGAATGTGAAGTCTATAATGAGAAGGGTGTACTAATTGATACTACAAACTTCAACAGAAAAACAAAAGCTGAATATCTCAAAGAACATCCAACTCATAGGATTCTAGTGGTAGAGAAATTTAAGCATGAACAGAGAGACAGCTTTAGTGATTTGTTTGGAATGTAATTGTGGCATTTATTCTAAGTATGTTTTTCAAAATACAAACACTGGTGAATTGTTGATGGTTACTAAAAATCCGCATTGGGATGATACAGTAATTAAGAGAGGAACTAAAGGCTATCTCACTTTTGAGGAAGTTCTTGCTGGTCAACCTTTCTACAATTCAAGACTAAACAAAGAAGAAAAATACAAACATGACAATATTTTCTATATAGATTTTGTAATTGTTAAAGAAAAGTTAGATGAAATTAGATTATGATAAATGATTTTAGCTCTTATATATGGAGGCTAGAAAGACCAACTGGAAACAGAACTGAAAAGCAGAAGACTGTCAGAATGATTGATATGAATGAAGAGGAACTCCTTAAAGCATATCAGCATTGTAAAGACATGCTTTTTAACTCTTCAAGAAAGAATCCAGGTAGAGTTTTAGTCTTGGAGCAACTCAAAAACCAGCTTGCTAAATGTAATGCTGAGGGATTAAGAAGATGGTATCTTGACTTAGAAGATGAGAATGGTGAGAAGAAATTCACTAGTTCTACTCTTTTGGCAGATATTAGAATGTATCCTTATCTTAAAGAAGTGCAACTCAAAGAAGGTGAGGAATTACTTGTATCCCATTTTGTTAGTGTTCCAGCAGAATTCAAGAATGTTACAATAGAAGACCTTAAGTTAGCTTGTTTATATCATCTTGGTAACTTTGACCATTCTCATTTAACCTTTACATTCTTATTTAATATGGGTGTATGGTATACATTTGATGATGAGCAAAGATTAGAAGAACAAGTTGGTAAGAATGACAAAGCAAAACTTGAAAGAGTAAAGGAATGGATAGGTCTTGACCCAAACACTCCACTCAAGTTTTCTTCTTCTGGTTTAAGCGTAACTCAATTAACAGAAATGTTTGAGTTAAAGAAGAAGAGATACCCTTCCTATTACATGATGAATACTATTCAATTGACTGTATTGAGAACAAAGGTGCTTGATTTGTTGATTGATACTGTAGAGAAACATGCTAAGATTTGGAAGCTTCTAATGAAACAAATTGAAGAAGTTGCTCAGTATAAGGGTTATGATTTACAAGCTGGACTATGATAATAAAAGGAAAGCCAGTAGCAGTATATGATATTGAGGTCTTTTCTAATTGTTTTCATTGTGTAGTAAAGGATACAGAAACAGGAGAAATATTTAAATTTGAAATATCTGAAAGAAAAAATCAGATAAAAGAATTGATTCAGTTCTTCTGGAGAACTAAGTATCTGATGTGTGGATATAACTGTATCCATTATGATAACCCTATTATAAACTATATCCTCGATTATAGAATCACACTTTCCAACTTAGGATATAGTAGGATTTGTCAAAGTTTATTTAATCTAAGTAACACCATTATTGGTACAGATGACTTTGATTCTTGGAAAAAGTGGAAATATGCTAAAAACTTTAGTACTCTTGACCTTTTAACTATGCTCTTTTCTCAAAAATTAAGAGTAGGTTTGAAGGAAATGCAGGTCACAATGCAGTATAAAAATGTACAAGAGTATGATGGTGACTTTAGAAAACCAATTCCTGTAACAGATATAGATAATATGATTCAGTATAATATCAATGATGTATTGAGTACTGAAGAACTTCTCTATAGATGTAAAAAACAGATTGAACTTAGACTTGGTATTGAAGAAGAATATGGAGTTGATGTTCTAAGTAAGGATGGTATGTCTATTGGCATGGAAATTTTAAAGGTTAAGTATCTTGAAAAGACTGGCAAGTCTTGGAATGATATTAAAGACCTTAGAAGTCCATGTGATGCCATTGATTTAAGTAAAGTTATATTTCCAGTTATTAACTTTAACACTCCTGTGTTGCAACAATTACTAGAAGAAATGAAATCCTTAATTGTCAGTCCTGGCAGAAAGGGTTATGAAAAACATTTCTTACTACAAAATGTAGAAGTTGTAGTTGGTGTTGGTGGTATTCATACAAAGAATAAACCAGAAGTTATTATTCCAAATGAAAATCAAGATTTACTAGATAGTGATGTTAATTCCCTATATCCTTCTCTTGTTATTAGTTATGGTCTAGTTCCGCCTCATCTTGGGAAGCAGTTCCTAGAGATATATGGTGATGTAAGAACAGAAAGACTTGAAGCTAAAGCTACTGGTAAGAAGATTAAAAATGAGACTTTAAAGTTGAGTTTAAATGGACTTACTGGTAATCTTCAGAATGAGTATAGTTGGGTTTACTCTCCTGAAACTGTAATGAAAATAAGAATCAATGGACAATTGTTCTTGTTAATGCTTGCAGAAAGATTGATTGCAATTGGAGCTACTATCATTCAGTTAAATACTGATGGTGTACTCTATTTAATTGATAAAGATAAGAGACCTCTTTTGGATAAAGTGTTAAAAGGTTGGGAAGAAATAACCAAGCTTACACTTGAAACAGAAGAATTTGAAGCTTTCTATCAATATGCCATCAATGACTATTTGGGTATTAGTAAAGGTTATGCTCAAAAGAAGAAAGAATTTGAAGAAGGAAAAGCCTTTAATAAGAAAGGTGAACAGTATACATCACTATCTCAAATAAAAGATGACTTCTTGAAAAAGAAGGGTCTTTTTATTGATACTGTCACTCTAGGTAAAGGTATGCAACCAATGATTATACCTAAAGCCATCAATGATTATTTATCTGATGGAATACCTATTAGAGATACAATAAGGGCATGTAGGAATATAAATGATTTTATTACTTATCAGAAAGTTGATAAGAAATTTTCTGTAGAATATAATGGTAAGTTAATCAACAGAATTAACAGATATTATGTATCTACAAAAGGCTATTATTTGTATAAGTGTGTAGTAAACAATGTTTATGTTGATGAGGAATATGCAGAAATAGAGGTTAAAGCAACTGGTCAAAGGATGGAACTTCCTGTTAGAGTTCTAATGGAAGAAAATCCAGGAGATAAGGTACATGTTATTAAATATTTTTACAAAGGTACACCAAGAGAAAGAAGAGATGACTATTCTAGTATGTTATCTGCTTCTGGTGTAAAAATTGTAAATAACCTTGAAGAAGTGCAAGAATTCCCAGACGATATAAACTACTCTTATTATATAAATGAAGCTAATAAAATTATTGCTCCATTTGCTCTTAGACAGTTATCATTGTTTTGATATACTGTAATGGAAGTTAAATATACTGAAATAACATTTAATAGTGTTGAAGACTTACTGGCATATCAGAGAAGTCAAAAAACACAAAAAGGACAGGATATGTTTACTGTAACATCTTCTAGTCCTGAGGTAAGACCTCAAATACCTGCTACTAGAGTAATAGAAGCTGGTAGAAGAACTCCTGAAGTTACTGGTAGAAATATTGGTTGGACTTTAGGTGCTCTTAGAGCTGCCCTTGTTGGCAAGAAAATCACTTGGAATCATTGGAACAATGGTGTATATCAGGACAAATCTGGTATTGTTGAAACTGTTGGTCCTTGTGTAGATGGAACCAGTGGTTGGTTTGGGGATACTTCTGTTTCTGTAAAGTTCAGAGGTGCTGGCAAACCTATTCCTCTGTATAGGCATGAACTTAAAAAAGCCGTTATAGAGGATGCAGTGGATTGATTCTTCCTATCAGTTAATCAAGCCTGAATGGGGAGAAGATGCAATGTTTGAGAATATTGAAAGGGCTGGAAGAATTTGTTATGCAAGTGAGCCTAAAGAAGGTGTAACTGCTAGACAATTTACTGAAAGACTTATCAAATCTAACCATCTCAGTCCACTTGAATTTGGAGTCTGTTATTTACATTATAGGTGTAGTAAACCTAAAGATAGTGAACCAACAGATTCTATATGGGATACTTACAATATTCTTACTGCAAGATACAAAAATAATAAGTACTCTACTTTTCATGCTTATGAAGGTAAGACTTTCTTACAAATTGATATAACTACTAATTACAGAGTACTTGTGGAAAATGGTTGGACAGAAGATTTACAATTCATGTCTGAACCAACAAAGAACCATAGTATTTACTATACTGTAATTTTTACATGTAGTGAAGGTGTGGCAAGAGAATTTTGTAGACATAGATTAGCAGCACATGCTCAACAATCTACAAGATATTGTAATTTCTCAAAGGACAAATTTGGTAATGAAATAACTTTCATCAATCCAGAGTGGTTTAAGAAACCAGGTATGGCTGCTCCTAGAAATGCTCTAAAAGGTAAATGTGCTGAATTAGAGTATGAATATATGAACATGATTGGTAGAAATATGCTTCCACAAGAAGCAAGAGAAATTTTACCATTGTGTACTAAGACAGTTACAGCCATGTGTACTTCTTTTAATGATTGGAATCACTTCTTTGAGTTAAGAGCACTTGGTTCAACTGGAGCACCACATCCTGATGCTAAAGCATTAGCAGAACCTTTAATGGAAGAAATGACTGCTATGCACTCCCAAATTTGGGAACAGATAACAATGATTTGAAAATGACTAGAACTGAAAGGCAAATGCTTGGATTGCAAAAATGGGCAGATGCTAATTTCAGAGGAACTCTATGTTATGGTGTAGGAGTTGGTAAAACAAGGACTGCATTAACAGCTGTACAAAAATTCCTAGAAAAGAATCCTACTGGAAAAGTTGTTGTGGTAGTACCAACTAAGGTACTTAAAGAACAATGGAAAGAAGCAGCAGAAAAAATGGGTTTATCTTTAAATATAAAGATTGCCAATACTGCGGCTAAGAAGAAATTTGATTGTGATTTTCTAGTTTTAGATGAGTTACATCATTATTCTTCACCATCTTTTAGGAAGGTTTTCTTAACAAGTAAACCAAGGTTAATTCTAGGATTAACAGCTACTTATGAAAGATTAGATGGCTTAGAGAAAGAAGTAGTTGATAAATATTGTCCTGTTTGTGACATCATTACCTATCAAGAAGCAGAAAAGAATGGCTGGGTATCTCCTTGTAGAGTATACAAAGTTATTCTTGATGTAGATTTGAAAGATTATGAAGCTGCAAACAGACAATTTATGAGCTGCTTTGCTATGTTCGGATATGATTTCAATTTAGCAATGAGTTTAGTCTCTGATTGGAGAAACCAAATCACATATGCACATGATAATAACTTTGAATTAAAAGAAGTTAGACAGTGTACATATGGATTCAATCATGCCCTCCAGTTCAGAAAGTCTTTTATAGCAAATCATCCACATAAGATTGAGGTTGCAAAACAGATACTTGCTGCTAGACCTCAAGCTAAAGCAATTACTTTCAATGGAAGTATTGCACAATGCCAAGCTTATGGCAATGGAATTGTAGTTCATTCTAACAATTCCAAAAAACAAAATGATGAACTGATAAAACAGTTCTCTGAAGCAGAAGGTGGTGCTATTATACATAGTGCCAAAATGCTTGATGAAGGGTTCAATGTAGAAGCTGCTGATTTAGCTATTATTACTGGTTTTAATTCCTCTAAACATACTGCTACACAAAGAAAAGGCAGGGTATCAAGAGCTTATGAAGGTAAAATAGCTGAAGTATACTGGTTAGTATTAAAAAATACTGTAGAGGATAAATGGTGGCAAAATGCTAATGAAGGAGCAGAATACTATGAACTCAATGAGGAAGAATTACAGCAAGTACTGAATGACCCTCAGTCTATACAAAAAACTCTAAAAGTGCAAAGTAAAGTTAGGCATAATTTCAGTGCATAACTCTATTAAGTATGGCATATTTTGATTTAAGTGTAGATAGAGAAATTGATTTCATGCTTGCATATGGGCTTACAGCAGATGAATTATTTGTTATTAAGCTCATATATTATGCACAAAATGGTCATGATGAGTATATCACAAAATACTTTAATGAATGCCATTTGACACTTGACTTAGTAGATATACTACAAAGTCTACAGGATAAAGGAGTAATCCTGAAGTCCTATAAAATTCCTACAAAAAATGCTGTATTTAATCCAGTAGATGTTGAATTTGGACAACTGTTCAAAAGAAACTATAACATGCACTCCTGGGATATGGGAATGGATATATTTAATCTATATCCCACATTCCTAGGTTCTGATGCAACTAGATATTCTGCAAAGAATATAGCTAAGCACTTTAAGAGTATGGATGAGTTTTGCTTTGCCTATGGTAAAAGTATTAAATTCAACCCAGAAGTACATCAAAAAGTACTGGATATTTTACAGTGGGCAATAGAGAATAATGAAATTTCTTATGGTATCTGTGAATTTGTAATCTCTATGAAATGGAGAGAACTTGAGCAGATAAGAGAAACAAAAGAGGTTGGTGAAGACTCTTTGGAAGACTATAATCCCTTTAAAGTTATATGATAGAAGAACTATTCAATAGCATTAGAAGGGGTAAAGAAGGTATGAACATAGGTTTACCTTCAGGTTTACCAAAGCTTGATAAGTATACTTATGGTATACAAAGAGGATGGCTAACTCTTTATGGAGGTGATTCAGGTAGTGGTAAAACTACTTTGATGTTATATACAAGCGTGTATACCCCATTTATGCATTATCTTAGAAATAAGAAGAATGATGCTAGCTTAGATGTTAACTTCTTACTTTTTTCTTTTGAGATGAGTAAAGAAGTACTCTTAGCCAAACTCTTATCCCTTTATATTCATGAGACATATCATAAGGTAATTCCTTATTCTACAATTCTATCTCTTAATGAAACTATTTCTGATGAAGATTTACAATATGTAGAAGCTTCTAAAGAATGGTTACTAGAACTAGAGAAAAAGTGTACAATTATTGAGAAACAATTAACTGCACAACAAGTTGGAACTGCATTCAAAGCTTGGAGTGAGAGATTTGGTAAGTATGAGACTGATGGGGTTAATACAGTGTATATACCTAATAACCCTAAACAGTTCATGGTGGTAGTAGTTGACCATGTTAAATTACTTGCTAAAGCTTCTGGACACACTGACAAACAAGAGATAGATGAACTATCTCAAGTTGCAATGGAGGCTAAGAACTTAACTAAGTCTTCTTGGGCATTAGTTCAGCAGTTAAATAGAAATTTCAAGAGTATTGAGAGAAGAAAAAGTCAATGGAACTTAGTTTCAATGGAAGACTTCTCAGACACTTCTAGTACAGCTCAAGCAGCAGAGATTGTGATAGCTATTTATCACCCTGCAAGGGAAAGAAATCTCAGATGCTGCGGATATGACTTCATGCAACTTGGAGATAATGCTGACAGAGCTAGAATGTTACTACTGCTAAAACAAAGATTTGGTATTGCTGATGTTGCAATGGGTACTGCTTTTTATGGTGAGACTGGATTATGGAAACAACTTCCATCTCCATCTGAACTGCAAGAACATCCAGAGCTATATGAACAATATAAAAATTTATAATACATGGCAGAGTTAATTGCAATTGTAGGAAACTCTGGGTCAGGTAAGTCTAGTTCAATTAGAACACTTGACCCTACTAGCACATTTATTATCAATGTAGCTGGTAAGCCACTTCCTTTTAAGGGGTGGAAAACTAAATATCCATTCTTGAAAAAGAATGAAAATGGACAGCTTGTAGGTAACATTCATAACACATCTAATGTGGATGAAATTGATACCTTGTTACAATATGTAGACAAGCAAAGAAAAGATATTAAAGTTGTTGTATTGGAAGACACTCAATATCTTATGGCATTTGAAGCTATGGATAGAAGTCAAGAGAAATCTTATGACAAATTTGTTCAGATTGCTTCTCATTTCTATAAGGTAATTGATAGGGCAAGAAAGATGAGAGATGACCTCAAAATCTTCATTTTAACTCATGCTGAAAACATTGGTACTCCAGAAGCTCCATCTTACAAGATGAAGACCGTTGGAAAAATGCTTGATAACATGGTTACTCTTGAAGGCTTGTTCACCTATGTATTTTACACAACAATTGGCAAAGATGAATCAACTGGTATGCCCAGTTATAAGCTTATCACCCAGTCTGATGGTACTACTACTGCCAAGACCCCTCTTGGATGTTTTGATGATATGCTGATAGATAATGATATGGATTATATTGTTAAGAGTATTGACAAATATAATCTGGGTGACTAATTAAAAGCTTTTGATTTATATGGTATTTAGTTTTAATTCTGTAGCTGGTATTAAACCAACCAATGCCCCTGCTCCATTAGAGGGTAATAAAATTCATACTGTGATATTTGAAGGTGTTGAATCTACTGATGTCACTAGTACAAATAATGGAAATACTTACAAACTGTTGAGAATTAAATTCTCTAATAGTGAAGGTCAGTTTGTTAAAACTTACTTTGAGCCAGATGCTAATGCAGACCAACCTGTAATTAGCAAGACTTCTGTAGGTGATATTGTTAATCCTTCACCAAACCTTCAGATGCTTTATACTCTTAAACAACTTCTTGCTGTTGCAAATCCTGCATTCAATGAGAAGATTGATAGAGGTGAAGTAAATGATTTAAGCTCTTGGGATTCTCTTAGAGCTGCAATGGTAGCTGCTACCAAGGATTTCATTGGTCAAACTTGTCAAATCAAGTTGATTAAGAATTCTAAGGGTGAAGCTATTCTTCCTGGTACAGTTGTAAACTTCAATAAGGAGAATCAACTGTATCCTGCTTCTACTGTGATTGGTAAGAACATCACATGGACTAAGAAGGAGAAAGAAAGAATTGAAAGAGAAGCTAGTGCACAACCTACTCCAGTAGGTATGCCAGCTGACAGTCCTTTGGCAGGTGTTGCTACTGAACCAGCAGAACCTGAGGTACCAGAGACTAATTTCAATATGAGTTTTCTTCAACAATAATTGAAGTATGACATTTACTATTCCAAGAACAGTAAGAAAAGTTACTAGGGAGTTCCTTCTGGAACACAACACAGAAGAAACTTACATGCAAACTTATCTTGGAGTTCCTGTTAAAAAAGGTTTATTTATAAGCCCAATTAGACATGATAAAAGACCTACTGCTTCTTTCTTTAGAAGTAGAGATGGAGCTTTACTGTTTCATGATTTTGGAATAGGTTTTAAAGCTGACTTTGTAGGGGTGGTTAGACAATTGTTTAACCTCTCCTATAGTCAAGCTTTGAATAAAATAGCTTCTGACTTTGGTCTTAATCCTGGACAGGAGCAATGTCTTCCTAAGATTAAAGTTAGTGTCTGTGAAGAAACAATTACTGCACATGAAGCAGCACAAATCCAGATAGAAATGCAACCTTTTACAGAAAAAGAATTAGCATGGTGGGCTTCTTATGGAATAACGCCAGAAACTCTGAGAAAGTACAGAGTATATTCTTGTAAAAATGTATTTCTAAATGGTAACTACTTTACTAGTAGTACACCAACTAGCCCAGCATTTGGCTATTTTGGTGGACTAAAAGAAGGTAGTGAAATATGGAAAATTTATTTTCCTAAAAGAAAAATGTATAGGTTTATAAGTAACTGGAATGGCACAATGCTACAAGGAAGTCAGCACCTTCCAAAAAGTGGCAATTTCTTAGTTATTACTAAATCTATGAAAGATGTTATGGCACTCCATGAATTTGGAATTCCTGCTATAGCACCTGGCAGTGAAACATCTTTTGTAACTAATCAACAACTAGACAGACTTAAAAGTAGATTTAGGAATATAGTTGTCTTCTATGATAATGATTTACCAGGCATTATGGGAATGAGAAAAATCAAGAAGATGCATCCTGAATTAACTTATGTTTGGATTCCTAGAAAGTATGGTGCAAAAGATTTCTCTGACTTATACAAAAAATTTGGAAAGGATGTCGTGAAGGATATGCTAATCCAATTTACTAATAGATATAGCAATGGATGCAAAAACATTAAATGACAACTTTTTTTCAACAGGGAGACTCCTTTCTGGTAAACTGGAAGATAAACTTGAGATATTAAAAGCTGTGTGTTTTCTTACTTTTATGATTAACAAATCATTTAAGAAAGACTTTACAGCAGTTGATGTCTTAGAGAAAGTAGTGTATAAGAAGAAATTTGTGGAAACAAATGGCTTTGATGCTTTTCTTATTACTATTGGAATCATAAGTCAAGACCTGCTTTATGGCTGTGACGATGTTCCTAATCCAGGTTATAAAGACACAGAGGAGTGTTGTAAAAAGATACAACAACTGTGTTTACAGTGGGCTCCCTTCTAAGTTGGTATGAAACAGCTTAAAGTATCTCAAAGAAGAGGGTACTCTGCTGAACATGCATTTGAAGGACTTACATTTAGAGTCTTAGACCCTCTTATTAAAGGTGCTAACTCTACTAGGTCTTGGGTCAGAGCTGGAAAGCCTGTCCCTGGGAGTGATGATTTTTTGGATTGGGCAGAGGCTCAGTTAGCATTCAAAACCAGAAGTCAAGTAGGATATGGTTGTTATATTGTGGTAGATAAATATACTAAAGATGTAAGGCTTAGACCTTATGCTGTATATGAAGTCCGCAACAATGACCATAGAAGATGGAAAACTGTCCATCAAGTAAGGACTGATGATTTTGATGTAGTTACATCCAATGATGGAAATACATTGGAAGCTGTCACTATAAATAGTGTTGGCAAAGTGATTGGTGAATATGATACAAAGTCTGAAGCAATGACTGCTGCAAAGAAGTATATTGCTGAGACTAAAAAGAATTGTTCTATTGTTAGAGTTAAGATAACTGATGAAAACCCAATAGAAGCTTATTGTGTCTATAAACCATCATCAAATGCTAAGATAGGAACCTTTGTTGCTTTTGGATATGTCGATGAATGAAACTAAAGATATGGTTGTGAAGCCTGAACATTACAATCAAAATGGCTTACAGGCTATTGATGTAATGCTGGCATTTAATGGCACAGAAAGTGTAAAAGAGCACTGTGCTAATACTGCATTAAAATATCTTCTAAGAAGAACCCATAAATTTAATTCATCAGAGGATATTCATAAGTGCATATGGTATCTATTGAAGTACCTACAAATTGAATGTGGTAATGATGATGTTACTACATTTATACAAGGCTTTATACAAAGCCAAATTCATTAAAAACTTTTTAAACATTTAGAATTATGGAAGTAAGAAATGTGATTATCGTAAGTAATGCAGCTAACAGAAGATATACTCTTGAGACCGCAGCTGAGACTCTTGGCCAACTTAAGGCTGATATGAGAGAGGCTCATATTGATTATGAAGGTATGACCTTCATGGAGGGTCTTACTAAGACTGAGCTCCTCAATGATAGTAGCTTGCTACCAAGAGATGTTGTTAGAGGTGAAGGCACCACTAATGAACTGGTATTCTTGCTGACTGTAGCAAATAAGAAGATTAAGTCTGGTACTGACTATGTAACTCTTAGAGCAACTGTTGGTGCAAGCCAGGCAATGAAGGATTATATCCAAAAGACCTATGGTAGAAACTACACCAATGTAGGTGCTAGTGTTCTTGAGGCAGTTGTAAAGCACTTCAGTGCTAAGACCGCAGCTCCTGCACAAAATGCTTGCAGTAGTGCTGTAGCATTGAAGAAGTTAGCTGATGCTCTGAAGCATAACGGCTATCTGACTACTTCTCAGTACAATGATGTTGTTGGTTCTATTGGCCAAGCATCTGTTGATGAGAAGATTGGTTCTTATACCAAGTCTGAAATTGATGCTATTGTAGCTAGCATCTAATGTTGTTTTTAAGGTTAGGGAGGTAAAACTCCCTAACCTTCTTTTTATTTTCTAATCTTAAGAATATGACAGGTTTAGAGCGATTAGAAAAGGAAATTTTAACTCCTTATATTGATACCTTGAATACTGAAAATATTGGTAAAATATATAAAGTATTTCAAGATTATTATGGAGAGCAAAGGGTTGATTTGCAATTTAGTCATAAATATAATGATGCTGAAGAGCTTGAACTTGTAAAAGAAAATACAAAGGAAGCTCATGCAAAACTACTTGCAAAATATGTTTGGAGAAATTGTTCTCCTAGACATATTAGTTATATTCCTAATCTTAGTAGAGGTTATTATGACTATTATACTTTTAATAATTGGGATAGTTCTAAGTTAGTAAATGAGTATTTTGAAAAGCTTGTTACATTAGACAAAACTGATATTACAAGGAAACTTAATGTATTTTTCAACAATAATCCTATGTTTGTGATTATTGTTCACTTCCCACATGTTGTTATTGAGAATGAAGATGGAAGAAAGCATGAAGCTAATAATTTCTATATCAAAATTCCACTTACCAAAGATGCAAAGTTCTGTGGTAACTTCCTTGTAAAAAGAACTACTTTTACTAAGAATGAGTTACAAATAGGTTATATGCACTCTCATTGTCCATCTAGTACTTGTGACCCTGATAGAGATTGGACTACAAGTTGCCTTCAGGTCCTATTATTAGAACTGAAAGCAGATTAAGTAGTGTATGTGATTTAGATGTATGGATGTTATTCTGTAATGAGCTTGAAAGATATATTTCTGTTGAGTCTCTTAGTGGAGGTCCATACATAAGAATGTCACAAATTCCTGGTAATACTAATGAAGGTAGTCTGTTAGGATATAACAATGTAAAACAAATGAATATTCCTCTTAACAAGGAGAATTTTAGAGGTATGAACAGCACTGTTTATAATACTTATTTTCATCCTTTTATTAGAGAATATGCAAGTAGTTTCAACTTACCATTTAGAAGATTAGATGGTCAAATCAAACCTGGATTCACATATGATGAATTTCTAATTAACATCAGTCAAGCATTTATTACTTATATTAACAATTTAAGTAGAATCTCTAATGATAGTCTTTCTATGATTAAAGAAACTGTTCTTGTTGAAGCCGCTATGGTCAATGAGTCAATTCATTTAATAAATAGAAGACAAGGAAGTAGAGATGCTTGGAGAAGTTATGTACCAAAAATTGGTCATGTAATTGGAATATTTCATGGTGAACCATTAACTTTCCAAATTGAAGATAACATTCCATTAGTTGAAGAGAATCATGCATTTAGAATCATGCATCCTAGATGGGCTGGCCCTATCCTTCAACTGATTATAGATTTACTTAATATAGAATATGGCAGAGAAGTTAATTCTAGTCAAGCAAGACTCTACATATAAGATAGTAGTTCCTGAAAATGTAGAGGAGAAAATTAGATTCCTTTGTGCGCAAGTACATGAAGTAGAATGGTCAGGAATCTTGTTCTACAAGAAAGCAGGAACAATGGAAAACAGTGATTTAGTTATCACTTGTGTTGATATATTCCCGATGGATATTGGCACATCAACTTACACTGAGTTTGATAACTCTCCTGATGCTGTAAGTTATATGTGTGACCATCCTGAATTACTTAGCCCTGATGTTTATAATGGGCTCATTCATAGCCATAACAATATGGCAACTTTCTTTAGTGGAACAGATACTTCCACACTCTTAGATGAGGGTAAAGATAGAAACCATTTTGTTTCTCTTATTGTAAATAATGCTGGTACATATACAGCAGCAATTACAAGAAAGGCTGTTAAGGATTTGACAATTAGTGGTACACTCAAATATAAAACTTTTGATGATAAGGAAGTTGAACTGGGAGATATTGAACCAGTTAAAACTCAATCCACAGTTGTAGAATATTTCATGCTAGAAGTAGAGAAGCATGAAGCTCAAGTCAGTCTGAAGAAAGAACTTGAGGAAGCATTTTCTTCCACAATGGAAGTACTCAAATCTAAAGTACCTGCTGACAATGCAGTACAAATTAGAGATAACTTTGTTGAGGATATGGTAAATAGTCTCATCAGAGGTGTATCTGATGTTAAATTTGAGGAAACTAAGAAGAGACTTGATGATATTAGAGAAGCAAAGAAGAAGAAAACAACTCCTGTTTATGGTAGTGGTTATCCTTATGCAGGTAGTTATCCAACTGCACAAAGACCTTCTTTTGGTACTGGTGTAGGTGGTGGTTATGCAGGTGCTTCTGCTTCAACAAACTTTGCAAGAACTAAAGGTCAAGTTTACATTCCTGGTAAAGGCTGGGTAGATAAAGATACTGATGAAGTAATTACACCAGCTAGTTCACTTCTTGGTAATAAAAATAAACCTAAAGTAACTTCAGAACCTCTTGGGCCCTCTGAACCTGATGAACTCAATTTTGATTGGGAAGATGCTGGTTCTGCTTGGGCCCATTGCAGGCAAGAAATGAAAGAGGAGAATGCCAAGAACCATGAAGAAAAAGACAAGAAAATCGAAGAAGAAATACAGGCATTGATTGACAAAGCCATGTATTATTTGTTAACTGGAGATATTGATGGTCCAAACTTGAATAGTGATTATGAAGCTTGGGCTATGCAATCAGGATATGTATATTCTAGACAATTTTCTACTTTAGAAGATTTTAAGAGATTTGCAGATATGCAAGTTGATTATATTTATGAAGTAGCAAGTGATAAGTTAGATGGTTTGGAAGGTGAAATTGAAAACTTCTCTGATGAGTTTATGGATAGACTTGCAGAGGAGATGAACAAACTGTCTAATAAGAATGTATATATCAAACACTATATCTCCCAAATTGAAAGATTAGCTTAATATGGAAGAAATAGATGCTACTTTACTTAGTGTAGATGAAATTATAAATCTATATCCAGAAGCTGAATTACCTGCTGTAGCTGAGGCTGCTCGTGCTGCTTATGCAACAAGAGTAGCTGAAGCTGCTAATATTCAACAATTAGCACAAGGCCCTGCTGTAGATTCAGGTTCTGCTCCTGAGAGTATATCAGAAGCTATTAACAGACTTGTTAATGAGCAAAATACTGTACAAGAAACTCCTTCAGAAGTAGCAGAAGCTGTTTCAGCTGAAACACTTATAACAGATGTTGCTGGTTCTGGTCCTGCTATTGCAGTAGATACTACAATTGCTACAGAAGCAGTTGCGACTGCTCCTACTAGAAGAAGAAGGTTTACTAGTAGAACTACTCCTATTGTTGAGATGATTCCAGAAAGTGCTCCAGCAGAAGAACAAACTGTAAATGCAAGTGCTCCTGCTTCTGCTGACCCTCAAATTCCGCAAGGAATTATGGAAGCAGCTGCTGCATCAGAACCTGTAGCTGAAGCTCTTGGAGAATTGTCTCAAGCAATTGAAGAAACTGTTGCAACTGATGCTGGTACTAGTGTTGCTGCTAGTTCAACAGATGATGCTGCACTAGCTGAAGCTGCTCCCGAAAGTGCTCCTGAAGCAGCACAGCCTGCACAAGGTCCACAGGTAACTGTTGAAGTACAAAATAATAGAATACCTAATATACCAGTAGATGCAGTGTCTACTGATATTGGTAGTAGATTCAGTGGAGCAACTTGGTTTGATGCAATGCAAAGAACTAAAATTATAGTTGCTGGATGTGGAGGTATTGGTAGTTGGTTTACTTTGTTAGCAGCAAGAGCTAACCCTGAAAGTATCCAACTATTTGATGCAGATGTTGTAGAATCTGCAAATCTTAGTGGTCAGTTATTCTCCATAGACCATGTTGGTATGTCCAAAGTAGCTGCACTTGCAAGTGTAGTACAAACTTTCTGTAACTATAATAGAATAGAGACTTTCCAAAGTTTCTATACTGGTAGAACCAGACAAGTTGGACCTATTATGGTTTGTGGTTTTGATAATATGGTTGCTAGAAAAGTATTCTTCTATAAATGGAAAGAATATGCAGAGAGTCATCCTAATGAGAGATGTCTCTTTATTGATGGTAGATTGAATGCAGAACAATATCAAGTATTCTGTATTACTGGAGACAGACATGACCTTATGAGTAGATATGAGTCTGAGTGGTTATTTGAAGATGATGAAGCTGATGGAGTATTGTGCTCTTATAAGCAAACTTCTTATTGTGCTGCTATGATTGGTGCAATGATGAATAACTTACTTGTTAACTTTATCTTTAATGGGGAAAGTAATATCTTGTATCCAAGAGATTTACCATTTTTAACAGTATATGAAGCAGACCAACTATTCTTAAGAACAAGGGTATGACACAGTTTGAGAGAAATCTGGCAGAATGTTACAAATATGCTGGACAGTTAGACAATCAAACTAATTGTGATAATATCTTTAGAATAGCTCATCAAAGTTCTATGTACTTCAAAGTAATGAAACTTACAAATGGTGATGTTGAAATTCCACTCTTTCTTTATCGTACTTGGCTTGGTTCCAAGAGAGATAATGATAGAATGGAATATGTTATCAATGTGCCATTCTCAGATGAGGTACCTATAAAAGTTGCTGCTAAAACTTCTTTACTTACTTATATGAATAATAAGTATCAACCTTATAGAAGATTAGTAGCAGTTACTTTGAATGATAAAAGGTATTATGTTGCACCAGGAATTATTCTTGATGCAAACCTTAATATACTGTTAATGTATACTATCAAGCATCAGAGTAAAGATATAACTGTTTATGTAAACAGTGAACTTTATCATAACCCTGATGATTTTGATAAGATGCTTACAGGAAAAGTTTTTGCCTTTCTAGCATCAAATGACATTGTTACTGAAAATGAGGATGATGTTCAACCAAACTTAATTGTTAGTAAGAACATAACTGACTTTTTAGTATTGCCAACTAAAGTATTAAAAAGAGATTCTATGTTTGATTTGAATGTTAATTGCAACAGGATTATCAGAGATAGACTCTTAGCAGCTTTTGATTTGAAATATAACAATGCCCACTAGACATAAGGTTAATAAGAAAGTCAAAAATGCTGTTGCTAAAATGTATTCAGGAATTCAATTTAAATCCCTCCTTGAGGTAAGAGTGTTTAAAGCTCTCCAAGAGGGGGGATTTAATCCTGAGTATGAACAAACTAAATTCATCATTTGGAATGGATTTAAACCTTCTGTTAAATTCTTTGATAGAGATAAGAAATTAGGAGTACTTAAATTACAAGATAAGAAAGTCTTACCTATAACTTATACTCCTGATATAACTTTCTTTTACAAAGGAAAGCTTATTATTATTGAAGTCAAAGGATTTGAAACAGATGTGTTTCTGATTAAAAGAAAGCTTTTTAGAGGATATTTGGAAGCTAATAAGATAGATTGCTTGTATTTTCAGATATATGACAGTTCAACATTACAACAGGCAATAACTATTATAAAAAGTTTATGAGTAAATCTCTTTATGACATTTCATGGCAAGTATCAGAAACAGAGTATAGAAATGACCCAGCTTTAAGTTATTCTACTATTGCTAAATTTGATAGGACTGGTTTTGACCAACTATCACATCTGTTTGAACAGCAAGAGTCTGCATCACTTACATTTGGTAGTGCTGTAGATTCTATTATAACAGGTGGTATGCAAGAGTTCAATGATAGATTTGCAGTATGCAATTTTAGTGCAATCTCACCTGCTATTCAAAGCATTGTTGATTTTCTATTTGGTAAATATCATGAAATGTATAATACTCTACAAGAAATCCCTAGTGAGGAAATTTTAACAGTAATCAAGAATTTTGATTATCAAAGAAATTGGAGGGATGAAAATAGAGTAAATTCTATTCTTCAAAAAGGTTCTGAATACTATGCTGCACTGAGAAGTGCTTATGGTAAAGAAGCGATTAACCAAGAAACCTTTGATGAAGTATTATCTACAGTAAGAGCTTTAAAAGAAAGTCCACAGACCAAATGGTACTTTAGAGCAAATAGCATTACTGAAGATGTTGATAGGCTTTATCAACTCAAATTTAAAGCAAACATAAATGGTGTAGATTATAGATGCATGGCTGACCTCATAGTGGTAGACTATGCTAACAAAGTAATTTACCCAATAGATTTAAAGACTAGCAGTAAACCAGAATATGAATTCTACAAGAGTTTTATTCAATGGAGCTATAGTCAACAAGCTAGACTTTACTGGCTTATTATTAGGAAGAATCTAGATGAAGACCCGTTCTTTAAGGATTTTGTTTTGGATGATTATAGGTTTATTGTAGCTAATAAGAGAACTCTTACACCATTAGTGTGGAAGTATGATGATACTCAAAAAAGAGGAACTCTTATATATGGTATGAACCATAATATAGTGCTGAGGGACCCTCTTGAAGTAGGACAAGAGCTTAATGATTATCTTAGAACTAATCCAGATGTACCGCAAGGTATAAACAAAGAAGGGGATAACAATATAATTGAATGGCTAAATAAGATACCATGAGTAAATTGCAAGTAATCAAAAGGGATGGAACCCTTGTAGATTTTGATGCTACCAGGGTAAAAAATGCCATTCAGTCTGCTGTGTATGCTACAGGACAATTTATGCCTGTTCCACTTATTGAAAGTTTTGCAAATAACTTAGCAAGTGAGCTTTGTAAAGATTGTGAACAAATATCTGTGGATTCTATTCAAAATCATGTTGAGAATTGGTTAATGACACAAAATAGTGAAGTTGCTAAAGCTTATATATTATATAGGTCTAAACATGATTCTATTAGAGAGTATACACAACACAAAATGGCTTTTATACAAAGATATAAAAAGTCAAATAATACTGCCAATGCTACTATTGATGACAATTCAAATGTTGCTAATAAGAACATTGGAGTATTAAACTCTGAAATTCACAAGGAAGATAACTTGCAGATTTCAAGAGCAATGGTAATGCAAAAACTTATAGAACTTTATCCAGACTTTGATGCTAAGCAGTATCAAAGAGATTTACAATCTCATATCATTTACAAGCATGATGAGAATTCTTTTGCTGGTGCAATAGCTCCATATTGTTGCAGTATTACCATGTATCCATTCTTAACAAATGGTATAAAAGGGATTGGAGGACTTAGTGCTGCTCCAAAGAATATTGATTCCTTCTGCGGAATGTATGTTAATCTTATCTTTGCAACTAGTGCTATGTTTGCTGGTGCAGTTGCTACTTCTGAGTTCTTGCTTTATTTCACTTACTTTGCTAAGAAGGAGTGGGGTGAAGACTTTTGGAGAAATCCAGATAAAGTAATTACTAAGAATAGTAATAAAGAAAAGACTATCAAGAAACAAATACATCAGTATTGGCAGCAAGTTATTTATAGCATAAATCAACCAGCTGCTGCAAGAGGAAGTCAATCAGCTTTTGTTAACTTTTCTTATTTTGATAAATATTTCTTTGAAGGAATGTTTGGAGAATTTATGTTCCCTGATGGTACTAAACCAGATTGGGATTCTCTTAATTGGATTCAAAGAGAATTTATGCAATGGTTTAATCAGGAAAGATTAAGATGTATTCTTACTTTCCCTGTAGAATCATTTGCTTTAGTTTATCAAAATGGAGAATTTTTAGACAAGAGTTCAGCAGAGTTTGTTGCTCAGGAGTATGCTAGAGGACATAGTTTCTTTACATATATTAGTGATACAGTTGATTCTTTATCAAGTTGTTGCAGGTTGAAGAACATGATTACAACTAAGGAGTTTAACTTCACTAATGGTAATATGGGTGTACAAACAGGTTCTAAGTCTGTGATTACCAGTAATTTATCTAGAATTATACAGGATTTCTTTAGACAGTTTACTACTGATAGAGATACTGTAAAAGCTATGTATTTTGCTGATAAACCAGGAATTCAATCCCAGTTAACTGAATATATAAATAGTATCTTAGAAAGAGTATTTAAATATCACATTGCTTATAATGAGTTATTGTGGGATATGTATACTGCTAAGTTACTTCCAGTATATTCTTCTGGTTTTATTAACTTAAACAACCAATACCTTACTTTAGGTATAAATGGTTTAAATCAAGCAGCTGAATTTATAGGAATTGAGTGTAATAAGAATAATGAGTACAAAGAATTTTGTAATCTCATTTTCTCTATATTCAAGAACTTTAATACAGCTCACAATGGCAAATATTTTGGCCATAAAGTAACTCTTAATACTGAATGTGTACCTGCTGAAGGTCTTGCTATTAAGAACTATAATTGGGACAAAGCTGAAGGTTATTGGGTACCTGAAGATACTAACTTATATGCAAGTTATATCTTTAAACCAAATGATACCAACATTTCTGTACTTGATAAGATGATTATGCACGGTACAGAATTCTCAGCAGGAAGTCTTGATGGTGGTCAAGCAGCTCATATAAATCTGGATAAACATCTTTCTGTAGAGCAATATAGAAAGTTGCTGGATTTTGCAGGTAAAGTTGGATGTAGCTATTTTACATTTAACATTCCTAATTGTGAATGTGAAGATTGTGGATTTATAGCTAAACAACCATTTACAGAATGTCCTAGATGTGGTAGTACTAATACTGCTTTATGGGATAGAGTTATTGGCTATTTAACTAAAGTGAGAAATTGGTCTGAAGGTAGGCAGATTGAGCAAAAGACTAGATTCTATGCTGATGAATCTGCTTTACAATCATAACTATGACACAAGGCATAAATTTCTCAAATCTTAAAACTACTACTAGGAATATTTTCTTTACATCTGATTTACATCTCAATCATGAACCTATTATAGGTTGGTGTGGTAGACCATTTAAAGATGTTGAAGAAATGAACCAAGCAATAATTGACAATTGGAATAGGGTTGTTGGCAAAGATGACCTTGTTTTTGATTTGGGAGATTTTTGCTTTGGAGGTAGTGCTGAGTGGAAGAAGTTTACAGAAGCTCTTAATGGAATTCATATATTAGTACCAGGCAATCATGATTGGAAAAATAAGTGCTTTAAACATAAAGACTTTTTTTATGAAGTAAGAAGTCAACTGTTTGTAAGTATTGATGGTCAAAAGATTTGGTTATCTCATTTTCCATTTCTTACATGGTCTGGTAAAGAAAGAAAAGTATGGAATTTACATGGGCATGTGCATCTCTCCACTTATGAAAATACAGGTATAGATTTTGATATAATGAAAACAGTTCCTCCTTATCAATATGATGTTGGAACTGATTGGCATCAGTTTACACCTGTGAGCTTCCAACAAGTTAAGGAAGCAATAGAGAAACAAATTGAAGATAATACAAATCAAGCTTTAATCTATGCTAGCTCTAAAAGTGTGGAATAGACTTCCAGAACATAGAAGAGTACAGATAGTAACTCATATATTTCCTCATGCCTTACCTGAAGATATAAAATCAATGGCAAGGATATTCCATCATAACTTTGATTATACTGGTCCTGATGGTAATGGTGAGGTTATAAGAGATATACTGTCGCATTGCTACAATTCTATTGAAGGAATAAAAGTAGTATTATATGTCTAAAAGAAAATTTGATGGAACAGTAGTAGTCCTCGATTTTAGAACAGAAAGTGTAGATTTGATACATTTTTCAAAAGAGGATGTTCATGATGGTGACTTTGATTCATTACTTATGGATTATGGCTATGATTTAGATAACATCAGGTATATGGTAACAAATGAAGCAAGAATCAGTAAATACTGGTTTGCTGATGGAGGTTATCTAGGTTGTTATAAAAATTATAGGAGTTACTATTGATGAATCAAGTTAAATATACAGAAACTGTTGTAAGTTTTTCAGAAGTTCCTGATGAGATTTCTCTTTGTATAAATATTTCCAATTGCCCTTTTAAATGTCCTGGATGTCATTCACCATATTTACAAGAAGATGTTGGTGCATTGCTAACAGAAGCAAAACTTAGTGAATTGGTAAAAAATAATCCTGGAATTACTTGTGTATGTTTTATGGGAGGTGATAAATCTCCAAAAAGAATAAATCATTTACTTGAGTATGTAAAGGAAGAATTTGATTTGAAAACAGCTTGGTATAGTGGAGCAAATATTTTAAATCGTCATGTTCATATCTACAATCTTAACTATTTGAAGTTAGGTCCTTATAGAGAAGATTTGGGGGGTTTAGATAAGTATCCACTTACTAATCAAAGAATGTATCAAATTGAAGAATTACATCAGGATACACCTTTTGGAAGAGTAGTATTTATACAAAAAGACATAACAAAAAAGTTTGTACATAACAATGAAGATATTAGTAAAGACACAAAATCCTAAATTATTACCTAGAGTTATTGACAAAGGTGATTGGGTAGACCTCTGTAGTGCAGAGGAAGTAAAGATTGATGCACCTTCTGTTAAAGATAACAAGGTAGTATTTGGTAAGAAACTAATTTCCCTTGGTGTGGCAATGCAGTTGCCACCTGGATTTGAAGCAGTTGTTGTCCCAAGAAGTAGCACCTTTAGTAAGTTTAAAGTTCTACTTGCTAATAGCTTTGGTGTGATAGACAACACTTATTGTGGTAACAATGACATTTGGGGATTCAATGCCATTGCTTTTGATAAGACTGTTATCCATAAAGGTGACAGAATCTGTCAATTCAAAGTTCAATTAAGTCAGAAAGCTACTTGGTGGCAAAAACTGAAGTGGCTGTTTGATAGCAAAATTGAGTTTGTTCCTGTTGATGACCTGCAAAATCCAGATAGACATGGGTTTGGTAGTACAGGAACTAAATGAAAAAGAAACCTATCAGAAAAGATGAAGTAATCCAATTACCCTCTAGATATAGAGATGTGGATACTCATCTTATTCCTGTAAGTAAAAATAAGTATAAGTTCTATACATCAGGTCAGTACTATAGATTTGGTCCTAGTGAAGGAAATCCTTTTATTTTGGAATTCATTGACCCAGAAGGTGGTCCATTTATTGCTAAAGGATATAGAATTAGTGACAAGGAAGAAATCAAAGAAATAGTACAAGATATGACAGGAACTTATATTCTAACTGAAGATGTTTAATATTGCTGAGTGATTTATAAGTTTTTGAAGAGTAATTTGGTAGATTATCAGTAGTACTAACATTTTTATTTGGAATATGGTAATTAGAACTACTTATCTTGCAAGAATAAATAATAAAGGAAAATTACAACTTGCTATGGTTCAGCTGGATAGAAATGAAAGTACATACAGTGTATATAGAACTACATGGCAAGTACATGGTAAAGAAAGGGAATATAACCCTTTGTTTATCAATAAAGGTAGAAACAGTAATTACATAGTCAGGGAAGCATTTCACTTATATGAAGTTTGTATAAGACAATATGTGCACCTTGGCTATGTAAGGCTGGAAGACCTTACAGATAAGACAATTGAAGAGTTACAGGAAGATGAGTTAAATGATTTACTCAATAACTATGAGGAACCAACACTCAAAATTCCTAGACTTGTAAGACCTGTTAGCTGGGAAGAAGTAGCTACTAGTACTATGGATAGAGAATGGTACTGGACTTATAAAATTCCTGGCATTAGGTGTCTTATTTTCATGAAGGATGGACAAATAGCAGTCAAGACAGATTATCATGTATATCTTAAAAAGTCTATTCAACATTTGTTGACAGATGATGTTAAATCAATGTTTGTAAAAGAACCTGATTTAGCATTAGATTGTATGATATATAGTCATGACCCTAAGAGTAGTAGAGACCATCTCATAAAGCTTATTAAAGCACAAGAATGGTCTGAACAATGTAAGGATTTACATTTATATATTTGTGATTACATTTCTGATAATTCTTTAGAAGAAAGAATAGAACATATAGAAGAGCTGATGAAAGAGATTACCAACCCATTGATTCATTCAATAGAATGGAAAACTCTTGACGGTTATTATGTTGTATCTGCTGAAACAAGAAAAGCTATTAGAAAAGGTTATCCTGGATTATGGTTAAAAGCAAACAGAGAATATGGAGGAGGTAGAAAATCTGCTTTTCTTTATGTTGAAACTGAGGCTTTTAGAACAAGAACATATGTTATTAAGTATTATTCTGGAGGTGATTATGTGCAGATAGATAATACTCATAATAACTATTTTCATGCAATGATTGTAGGTCCTAGTAATTTTGATACAAAATATTATGCTCAACATCCTAGTGAATTAGTAGGTAGACAAGTAGTGTTAGCTTTTCAAGAGTTAAACAACGGTATACCAACAAATCCAATAGTTTGGCATCTAAATGACAAAAGAGAGACTTGAAAAAATTATTTGGATGAATCCTATTACTGCTGATGTAGCAGCTGAACTTATTGTTGAGTTTTTTAACAAGAAAGGAAAGAGAATTCCAAATGCTCAAGAATTACAAGTATTACTACAGTTAGGCCAGTATATCAACTGGCACTGGGTAATGTGTCAGGTAGCTGAAATGAATGGCTATCAACTTATTACTATAACTAAGGATAATTTGGTAGTTGCCAGATACCTACAAGAATAAAAAGACCCCCTGCATAAGAGACCTTATTTGGTTTCCTATGTCAGGGGGTTATTTTTTTCCTAGATTAGGAATGGAGGTTGGGGTTAATCTCCCCAGCTCCAGTCTTTTGCAGCACCTATTCTTTTATCCATCCAATCTTGTAAATCAATTTCTTTGTCATCATCAAATGCTGCAAATAAATCATTTTGTAGATTAACAAGAGTTGTATAGAACCCAGGCTCCCAGCTCAATCCTGTCAAACCATGAGGACCAACATCATCAAGTGCTCTGACAAGAGTTCTTTCAAATGGGTTCATGTCTGACATCTTATTAGTTCCTCCAGAGAAGATAAGTCTAAGAATATAATATAATAACAAACCAATAAGAATATCATGTAAACCTAATTTAAGGTTAGCAAGTCTTTGTTTATTATTCATTATCTCAGAAAAGTTCAAGTGATAGAGGTCTCTTATAGTTGACATGATAGAAGCAAAAATACCTTCTATATAGTCTCCTTGCCATACATATTGTGGCTCAAGAGTACCACCTTCATTATCTTCTACTAAAGTAACTTGCAGTTCACCGTTAGCAAGTTCTGTAATCTTTCTGTATTGAGTCTTTCCATCAATTACTAATGGAACAAACTGACCTTGTGAGGTTGATTGACCAGCTACTCTTGGTTTACCTTTAAACCACAAACTAAACTTTGCAGTCCAGAAGGCCATAAACTGTTTCCAGATAAGACCAATAGCCATGTGGTCAATCAGAGATTTTGTTTCATGGTCATAATAACCATAAACAGAATCAGAAAATTCCTTGAGAGATGCTGCTTGTCTATTAGTATAAGCTCTTGGCAGAGGTAATAACTTACCATCAGAAGAAGTCATTTGATAACCATTCTGTGTAAACTCATCAGCCATTGCTCTATAAAGAGCTTTCTCTTCAAGATATTTAGCATCAGTACTTGTAGAATTAAGACCAATTCTATTTAGTGTAGCAAATCTTTTATCTTTTGTAAAATCATACTTGAGAACTCCATTTTCATCAAATGAGTGAGCATCAAGTACTCCATCATGTATCATCTTTGCCATAAACAAAATCATTCTATTATAGTAGTCAGGAGCAATAGAGTTAATAAACATGTAGTTACTAAATTGATTAGTAAGTCCTGTTTTATTAAGTGTTTGCTTTTGTACTATAGAAGAAATATCTTGGTTAGCAATACCATACATAATGTTGATTTGCTCACAAAGAGAAAAGTCTGCAATATCACCATTTCCTCCAGCAGCATTTAAGTACTTCTTACCAGATTGACCATATACAAATCCAGCAGCTTTTGCTAAATCAGCAGCATCAAATTCCTGAGAAGTACCTTTCATTGCCCAAAGTCTAGCACAGTTACTAAATGTACCAAATGTGATTTCCTTTAAGAATGAAAGTGGTCTAAGTGACAATACCAAGTAACTGTTAAGTTTCTTAGCAACACTCATTACCTTTGCTGCACCTTGAACTTCTTTTGGTAAGATAGTCTGGTCTTTAATTGAGATGTTTATCTGCTTGTCAATAGCATCAAGTTCTTCAGAGAATGTTGCACCACCAGAAGCTCTGTAATAATGCATTACTGTTGCTACTGCTTCTACATGTAACAAGACTTCATCAAAGTATCTTTTTCTAATTGCTTGATATGCCATATCAGCAGCAAGAAAATTAAGATTGATTTCAAAGTCATGTTTACCTTCTTTCTCAATCCAACTTTGTCTTGCTCTACCTGTAATGTCATAAGCATTATACATTTGAATAGAGTCTTCTCCAAGTTGTCTATCTATTTCAGCAGATACATCTGCATGTACACCTCTTAAATCAAAGTCATCTCTAAGATTCTACCAAGCTTTGTTAAAGAAATTCATCCAGCCAATATGACCAATGTTTCTCATTCTGTTAAAATCAGAACCTCTTCTTAAAGGTAATTCAAAATAAGTGTCCTTTGATTGAGCATCTCTAACTTGTTCAAGATTATCAATCTCAGTTTCATTACCTTTGTAAGCCATTGTTTGATATTTGAGGTCAAGACCTTTAATTCTCCATTTGTTAATTTCCCAAAGAATCTCTTTAAGGAACTACTTATCCCTTGGGTCCATATTGGTTTCAGAGTAAGGGTTCTTTAAAAGCAAGCTGTCTGCTAAATCTCCCTCTCCATCTTTTACCATTAAAGATTGCCAAATTGGATATGTATCATTCCAAGCAAGTCTATCCATTTGAGATTTATTCCATCTATCTCTCAGATAATCAAGACAAATTCTGTTAACACTATTTGCTTGTTTAAAGAATTCTTCTCTTAACTTATCATAAGCAGCTCTATAGAAAAGAGCAATGTTCTCCATGTTTTGTGATGGAGAAGCAGAAGGAGTAGTTGAAATAAGTCCCTGTAATGGACCAGCAAATGAATTTTGATTAGCAACTATTGCACCACCAATCAATCTGAATATATCAGTTACATTGATTCCCCAAGTACTTACTTTACCATTAAATTGTACATCAGCATTTCTGTAATGTAACAATGCATTAGCAAGTAAGAAATAAACTTGAGATACAGGTGTGGTAAATGTTCTAGCAGTTGTTATATTCTCATGTTTTAACTCTTGAGGATAAGCTTTTCTAAGTTTCTTCATGAGGTCTTCAATCTTTGCTATCTTTTGATTCTTCTCTAAGTTAGAAGTTGGTATAGAAGTCATAATCTTATGAACTTCTTCATCTTCTTTTACATTAGCAAGAATAGTATCAAGTTCAGATAACAATAACTGCCAATCATCAGCTACAACAATATCTTGTGCAAAGTGATTAGTAATGTTCTCACCTTTATTGTTAGCAGCTTTAATCAAGTAATCAAAGTTACTCTTTAGTTGTGCTAATACAGGAACATCAGATTGTCCTTCATAATTGTTGATTACTTTAATAAGACCAATCTTTTTATTTTTAAAGATATTAGGATTCTTATCAGCAATAACATTTAATGTAACTAACAGTTTGATGTATTCCATGTTCTCAGTTGTAGAAGGCATTGCTTCAACACCAACTAATCTTCTTACTTGGTCATTACTATAGAATTTTCCAAGTATTGTTTGAGAACCATTGTTATCTTGTTCTACACCAAGTTTCTGGTCAGTAAGGCAAATAAAATCAATTACACCACTTCTTGTATCTTCATAAGCAATAATACCTAAATCAAGAAGAGTTGGAATATCAAGTAATTTGTACTTCTTATTTACATACTTTCCAAAAGTTTGTTGTAATACATTGTATGTATTGGTATTAGGATTACTCTTTGTTCCTAAGAAGTCAAATGTAGATGGGTGAGCAGAAGTACTCTGATAATCAGTAATCTGTCTTACAATATCATGAACTTGTTTATTGAAGTGAGTTCTAGTATTGTTGATGATTTGTTCAATAATACCATTATGTTTTGTAAAATCTTCTCTATTAGTTCTCTTTTCAACTTTACCTGTTAAAGGATTTACAAGAACATATTGTGTTCTACCATTCCACACTTGTACAGTAATTCTTCTATCAAGTTCTTCAAAAGTGTAATTTCTTTCCTTTCTTTCAAAAGGAATGATTAACTTTCTAAGAGCTTCATCGACTTCATTATTTAACTCTGATGTATTTATAGTTTGTACTGCTACAGGAGAATATATAAGTTGTCTAATGTTTTGAGAGTAGTCACCATAAGAGTAATCAAGCTTTGATGGAGTAGAACCACTGGAAATACCTAAGTTTCTTCTATTTTCTACTCTCATACTTCTAATAGCTCCCATAGGCATACT